TAACAATCAGTTGGTCTAAAGACATGGCACAAGGCTATGGCACACAGACTCCACGATTTGACCAATTACATCAAATGACTCAAGCCCCAGGAATCCACTGGTGCAATCATTCTATGAGAGACGGTCATCGCTGTTCAGACGCAACAATAGAAGGCTTTAACTTAGTTGTATTAGACGTAGATCACGGAGTACCCATACAAACAGCAAAAGAGCTGTTAAAGGGCTACAAAGCGCTCTTCTATACCACTAGATCTCATACTGCGAACGATCATTGTTATCGAATAATCCTACCCACAAATTTCATTTTAAAGCTAAGCGAAGACGACCATAGAGACTTCATGAAGAATATCTATGACTGGATTCCCTTTAAGTTAGATGAATGTACTTTTAACCGCTCCCGGAAGTGGCTAAGCAATAAAGGCGAATACTTTTATACAGAAGGTGAGCTTTTAGACGTTATTCCATTTATCCCTAAAACCACGAAAGGCGAACAATTTATGAAGCAAGTTGTAGATCAAGCCGGAATGGACAACATGGAACGCTGGTTTATCAACAAGACTGAAGATGGCAACCGTAACAATATGCTCCATCGGTTTGCAATGATTCTTGTAGACGCAAATGTATCTGGAGAAGTTATTGAGCAAAAAATCCTGGCTCTTAATAGCAAGATTTCTATGCCTTTAAAAGAAGCAGAACTTAAATCAACTGTCATTTCCAGCATAAAGCAAAAGATTGCATCAAGAAAATAATGGGCGTTCCACGCCCTTTTTTGCAAATTAACAAATCATAGGAGCCAATTATGGCGCAACAAATTAACGACCATCTTGTAATGGTTTGCGGCAAATCTACCACTGGTAAATCAGCGTCTCTCATGGGTTTAACCAACCCAGAAGGAGTAATGTATTTGAACTGCGAATCAGGCAAACGATTGCCATTTCCAGCCAAGTTTAAAGTTGGCCCAGATGGTAGACCTGGATACATCGTTACAGACCCTCTGCAAGTGCGTGAAGCATTTCAGGCCGCAGAAGGAATGACCGATGTAACCGACATCGTAGTAGATAGTGCAACGTTTATGATGGAAATGTATGAGTCAGTACACGTTACTGATGCAGCAAACACCATGAAAGCATGGGGAGATTTTGCTCAGTTCTGGAAAAATCTCATGCAGCAAGATGTAGCCCGATCTACCAAGAACGTAGTCTTCACAGCTCACACTTTAGATACATACAACGAGAAAGATATGTGTATGGAAACTAAAGTCCCTATTAAGGGCAGCTTGAAGAACGTAGGACTAGAGTCATTCTTTTCAGTAGTTATTGCTACTAAAAGACTGAATCTGTCTGCCCTAGAAAGCCGTCAATGTGAGTACCTCAACATCACACCATCAGACGAATCTCTAGGATTTAAGCACGTATTCCAAACACAACTAACGAAAGAAACAGTCAACGAAAGGATTCGTGGACCTATTGGTATGTGGCAGGAAAACGAAACGTATATCGACAATAACATGCAGTTTGTTTTTGATCGCCTGCGTCAATACTACGCTTAACCAAACCGAGTCATATCACTATGGCTCATTATTTAACTTATATAAGGTACAAATTATGTCATTAGCAGCAAGTTTGGCAGAACAATCCGTTGAGATGCAACAAGAGGTTGATAACCTTGGTGGAGCTTCAGGCCCCATTGAAAGCGGAGTTTACCCTATGGTGATTACTATGGCTTATTTTATTAAGTCAGCAAAAGGCGCTTTAGGTCTTGTAGTACACGGTAACGTCCAGACAGTTGGGGGCAGCACCCGTGAAATGAAACAAACTGAGTACGTCACTTCAGGTGATGAGAAAGGTAACAAGAAATTCTATGTCAGAGATGGCAAGAATTATCCACTGCCCGGATACAGCTGGGGTAATAACCTTTGCTTATTGGGAGCGGGAGTCTCAATTGATGCAATTGAGACTGCGATTAAGACAGTCAAAGTTTACAATTATGACGCAAGAGAAGAGATCCCTGAAGACAAAGAAGTACTTGTAGGGCTTATTGGCAAAACTGTTTTGGCAGGTATTCAATACCAAATCCAAAATAAGACAGCTAAAGATCAAGTTACTAACAAGTTTGTAAATGTCTGGGAAGACGATGAGCCAGTTGTTAAAGAGCTTAATGTCATTACTCAAGTATTTCACGAAGGTACTAAGCGAACTGTTCCTGAAGTCTTGGCTAAGATAGACACAGCTAAGTTTTACGATGACTGGGTAACTAAGTGGAGCGGTAAGACCCGCGATCTAGTGAACAAGAAGCGTCCAGAAGGTAACGGATCTATTACGGGTAACTCAACTACTGCCCCAGTTCCTGAAATATCGCTCTTCACAGGATGAAAAAAGCCTTAGCTGTATTAGGTGTTGATCCAGGTAGCAAAGGGGCATTTTGCCTCTTAGTTCCTGAAACCAAAACGATTGAATTTATCAAAACTACAGAACATGCTTTAGATTTGTTTAACTGGGTAAAGTACCTAGACAACGAATATAACCTAGCTGTGTGCATGATAGAGGAAGTCGGTGCGATTCAAGGGTCAGCAGCTAAATCTACATTCAGCTTTGGAGCCAACGTAGAGCGCGTTAACATTATCCCTGAGATCGCCCAGATCTCAGTGGATAAAGTTAGGCCAAAGGAATGGCAAAAATTCATAGGGCTAGTTACGCCTGTGAATATGGCCGGACCCAGTAATGCCAAAAAGCGAAAAAACTATATAAAAAAAGAAGTCGCTGATATTGCCTCAAGGCTTTATCCAAAAGCAGAACTACACGGCCCAAAAGGTGGGTTGCTAGATGGCCGATCAGATGCATTAATGATTGCTCATTACGCAGCCAGAACCATTAACTTCTAGCTAGGGAGTATGTATGCAAATACATCTTAAGGAAGCCGACCTAAAAACGGCAGTTAAAGATTTCATTAAAAAGATGGGTGTATCCCGTCCAGTCAATGAAATTGATTTTACCGCAACCCGTGGAGCCGATGGTGTGCTTACAACTGTAGAACTTTTGACAGACACTGTAAGTGCTCAATCTATTGGCGATATCATTAGTGCAGCGTTAGATGAAAGTCCCGCTAGTCCTGATGTCGTTGTGGAGCTTCACAAAGCCCCTGTCACTGACAACCTTTTGCAAGATATTGCAGATGACTTCGTAACAGAATCAATTGATTTTGACAGCGAAGACAGTGACAAGAGCTTATTTAGTTGATGATAGCGTGGCGACTATTAGCAACTTTTTTAAAGGCATTCTGTCTGCATTTATTGCAGCAGTTCTTATTGCGCTTGGCCTTGCAATTGCGTTCTTCGGAGCGCCGTTATTTGCAATCGTTCTATTCGGCTTAAGCATAATAGGTGGATTTACACTTATTAGCTTTTTAGTCTACCAGTTCTTCACTGAAGAATAGCGCACTTAGGTGCTTTTGGGATCATTGGGAGATCAGTGCTATGGGAGCAATCTCATCAACTGAATCTAACCACCCGAAAGCACCTTCCCCTATATTTAATGGGTTCTTAGTAAACATAGAAGAATCTGAAACCACTGGTATACCACCCAGTAAACCAAAGTAATCACCTGCAAGTAAACCAAACATCCTATAAGGATGATCTTGTCCTAACTGGAAAAGCACCGCTTGCATACGAATGTAATACTTACTAAACCAGATAATCCCCATGTCATTCATGTACTGCACACCTTTATGCGTAGGAATGTCATAGTTAACAAAGGCAGCTCTAGCGAAATCTATAGCATCTCCATGCTCCATAGGCTTAATTTTTCTGTTTGTAACGTGCTTATACAAAACATACCTAGCACCAAAGTCACTCATCATTGTAGAAGAGTTAAGGAACTTATACATATCGGTGTCATGCGTCAGGAACATTTGTTCCCCTATCGCCCTAGCACCCTTAACCAGGGGAGCTTCAGAATTAGCTCCTGTATATTTAGCGACTGTTTTTTCCATTCTGCTTTTGTAGCCATTGTTATCTTTTTCAGTTTCAATGTCTTCCACTAGCGTTTGGTACATACCTTCACGCATCAGAGGTTCAATAGGATTGTTTTTTAAGTCTTGCTCTAGCTTTACAATTAAAGATTCCGCTTCATTGCGGTTTAAAACCCTATCGGGTTCTGCTTGAATATACTCTAGCCCCATATTTAGTTGCTTTTCAACTCGCTCTTTTAAACCACGATCCTTTAGATAATCTACAGTTCCTCTAAGGGCTACAGCCCGATCAGAAATAATATCTTTCGGTGGAACCCCTGCTATGAATAAAATACTAGCGTTAGACGAATCATTACCGAGTAGAGTAATAACATTCTTAATTACTACGTTATCTTTAATTGTCTTAACCAGCGCTTGCCAAACGTCTTCAGACTGGCCTATACGATAAGCAGCTTGTTCTCCTATTAGCCGGACTTTACCATTAGTATAAATAGGAACATTAGCGACTACAGCAACAAAAGCTTTTTCAAACAAGTTA